TAGATTAATGGATAATCATCTTATCTTAGATAGGAGACACTTTAGGATACAACAAGAAGTACCATTTAAGTCAAGTAAGAGGAAGTCAGATACTATTACTCTTGGTACACAGCTAATGAAGTTATTATTTGGTGATGGCATAATGGACATAGAGGGATTTACTTTTGAAGGTGTAGAGAAGACTGGTAGACAACTTCATCAATTATACAATGATACGTTCATTAGTTTAATAGAAGGAGCAAAGCAACAACTATTTAGTGAGCTTGGGCTAGATGAACAAGGTAATATAGTAGATGCAAAGAGGACTGCTGAGAAGCTACAGACCTTATTGAAGGATGAGGCTGAAAAGAGAGGCTATCCTTTACAGGATATAGAAGCACTTAATCTTCATGAGGTTACAGATAGTACAGGTAAGGTACTAACTTATGACTTTGCTATGCCACTATGGGCTTCTACTAATTCTAATAGGTATGAAAGCATGTTAAATGCTATAGTAACTAATAGGCTTATTAGGATGAAATTCCCAGGGAATAGTTATGTGATAGGGAGTGAGGAAGGATTCAGGACTGCTACAAGAAAGAAAGTAAGTGCTGCATCTAAAATGTCTACTAAGGAAATAATTAATGAATTATTCAGTAAGCAAGAAAGAGGACAGATAGGACTAGCTGGAGAAGATATAGATACTATATCTGATATAAGAAAGAATGAAACACCAGAGTTAAGGAAGAAGTTAGAGGAGATACATATAAGTTTAGTAGGTGGTTATCAGGAAGATGTATTTGATGAAGGACTGACAGAGGAAGAAGCTAGGCAAGCTAGGCTAGAGCGTAAAGGGATAAGAGAGGAAGGAGAGCCAGGTAGTGAGCTAGCTTCAAAGATGATATATACAGATGCTTGGAATGGGAAAGAGCTACAAGCTACATATACAAAGGATGGTAAGCTAATTAAGGCTCAGGTATTTGCTGCTAGTAAGTTTAGAGATAATGATGGTAACTTAATTAACCTACTTAGTCTGAATGAGGATGGTAAGACATACAAGTACGTCAATCAGGATGCTGCCACAGGTAGATTTTCTTTGAAGCCAGATATGTTCGATAAGGAACTCTTATCACTTATGTCATTTAGAATCCCATCATCTGGTCTTCAATCTGGTAGTGTAATTGAAATAGCAGGCTTCTTACCACATCAGAGTGCAGACTTAATGATAGTACCTAAGAATTTCACTAAACAGAAAGGTTCTGACTTTGACATAGATAAAGAGAATGCTTATCAGTTATTCCATAGGATGAATAAAGATGGTAAGTTTGAGGTTCTAGCAGAGAAGCATAGAGATATTATGCTAGCTGAAGCTGATAGATTGATGAAGGATAAGAAGATCAATGATCTTAGGAAGGCAGTTAGAGAAGCAGAGTCACAGGATAAGAGATACTTTGCTATGAAGGAACTTAGAGATGCAATAGCACAGGATAAGTTCTTTGAGTCAGTATTTCAGTCAGTAGGAATACCTACCTTTGATGAACAAGACTTAGAAGATGCTCCATTCTTAAAGAAGATGAATGCCAAGATAAATGAGATGCTTGGTAAGAATACTATCATTAAGATTAAGCAGGCTGTATATAGCCATGCTAGTGACGAAGTACAGAAGAAGATAGCCAAGGTACTTAGTACAGATTTTGCAGAAGGAGAAGCAGACTTTATTGATAGGCTTAAATCTAAGTCTGGAGTAGATAATAACTGGACAGCCTTATCAGATGAATACCAGAAGCAGAAGATGATGAGTGGAGCTAGTGGTAAGACTGGAACAGGAGCTTACTCATTAGATGTGGTTACTCACTCACTTGTTCAGCAGCTTAGAGCACAAGGTAAACCTATTACGTTAGAAGAGAATATATACGATGATGAAGGAAATATTGTTGGTACACAGACTAAGATATGGTCATTTGGTAATGTTACAACTACTGGTGTACTAGGTGGAGATATGACACTAGGGCCAAATAAGACAGTTGGTGATAGGAGCATAGTAGATTTATTAGTTGAAAGACAGAATATAAATCTAGATAATGAGAAACTACAAATCATAGGAAGAGTAGGTATTGATGAAATGACTATGGATGTAGATAAGATTTTTAATCTGCTTGGTGTAGATAAAGGTAGTGATGGTCATAGTATTGCTATGCTGTTTCTTAGTCAGCCTATTATTAGAGATTATGTTCTATATATGAAGAACGCTAACTCTAATATGTCACATGAGTTCTCTGCTACTAAGGAAGAAGATATACGGAAAATGCTTATTGATAAATATGGTGGAGAAGAAGAGACAGCATCAGATGGCATTAAAGGAGACTATTGGAGTATAGCTTCAGGACTAATGACTAATGATGCCTTCATAAGAAATATAGAGGGTACTATATCTAATCAATTACAGAGGGCTGTGTTACGTAGGTTCATAGAGATGAAAGAGTATGGAGAATCATTGAGGAATGTACAGACTGCTATTAATACAGATAGTAAAGGACTAGGTAAATCTACCTTTGATGTAATAGAGAGAAAGAATACTCTGAACAGGTTAGGTAATAACGGTAAGATTAATGGAGCATCTAGTCTTATAGGAGACTATAAGCCTATAACTGATGAGATGAGTGATGATGAGAGAATAGATTTAATTAAGCAGGGTTATGTTGATATAGGAAACTTCCTTGTTAAGCCAACTACTCTATCAGGTGCTTTCAGTATTCAGGGAGTAATGACAGCATATAAGCTATGGAGTAGGTATATGCCTTATGATTCTGAAGTTCTTAATTCAGCATTTGATGAACTACTACCTCTTATTGGTAATGGAGCACTTATGAATGAGAGTAAGAACGTAGAGCTAAAGCAGGAGATATTTAAGCACATGAAGAAGTACTTTGCTGCTAATAGGTTAGGTGGTATAATGGGTAATACAGATGATGCTAATACAGAAAGGAAGAGATTATACATTGATTATGATGGACAGATAGAGCTTATAGAAGACCCTAATGCTGTAGTTACCCTACAGAATGAGGTAATTAAGGAGCAGGAAGTAGAAAGAGTAACTGTTACTGTACTCTCTAACGGTAAACCTGTAGGTAAGTTCTCTACAATACCTAGTAACCTAGCTAAACTAAATAAGGTAGATATAGGTACAGCACAGATACATAAGGAGGGTGACAAGTGGGTGCTATATCATAAAGGAATAGTAGAAGGAACAGCAAATACCTCACTAGGTACTTATATCAAGAGGCTGAAGGCTATGAATCATCCTGCTGTTAATGAGTTTATCAAGACTAATATGCTATTTAATAGGATAGAGGTTGTCACAAACAAGAATGGACAACCTACTCTTATTAAATACAATAATGCAGCAGGAGAAGAGTTTGATGAGAACTACTTATATGAGGCTCTTAGTACTCTGTTCCAACATGCTGATGTTGAGCTACCAGAGATAGATAATAAGAAATATACTCTAGGTACTCTTGCACAGGATATGATAGCATATACTATGTTAGGCAACTCTACACAGGAAGCCATACAGTTCTCTAAGTATATACCTGTAGGTTACTTTAGTGCAGTAGGTTATGCACAGAGGATGAGAAATATAACTAATGACTTACGTAATAATAATACTACTCTATTAGGTGCATCTACTAACTGGAAGACAGATGCTCCTAAAGAAGAAACAGACTGGCAATCAGGGTTAATGGATGATGATGGGCTAGAGCATTACCTAAGTGAGTTTGCTATACAGTTTATACAACATAATCCAGAGAGATTGAAAGCAGGAGGTAAGCTGAAGAAAAAGGACTTAAAGAAGAAGGTTATACTTACACCTGGAGTACTAGGTAACTCATATGAGAATCTGAAGTCATTTATTCCTAGAGGCCCAGAGAGACCACCATTCTTCTCTATGTATGACAGTACTATACCTAAAGGTGATAAGAAGTTCAAGCTATATTGGTATGATGGTGAGAAGTACATACAGATACCAGTACTAGGAGTATTTGGTATGGATGAATACCAGCCATCCTATGGTAACAATGAGTTCTCTATAGGTAAGAGTCTAGTTAATGGTAGAGTTCCACTAATGCCTAGGATACAGAAGAGTGTACCTAACAGTAAGACAACAACAACTAGTGATAAGGATTCTTTTGAAGTTAATAGTGGAAATATTACTACTGTATTAGAGAATATAGGTAAGGGTAATAGTAATATGGCTATGCTAGCTAGAGCTTTAGCACCATTTGCACCTGCTGATTATACTATAGAGTGGGCTGATAAGACACCTGAAGGTGAAGAGGGATTTGCTGGAATACATAATGCAGTTACTAAGAAGATTTACATTAATCCTATAGTTACTGAAAGAGGTAATGATTACACAGCTTCTATTATACTACATGAGATAGTACATGCTCTTACTGTAACTCAGATAGATAAGTTTACTACTACTTATACTGGTGGAGAATTGCAAGCAAATAATGGAGCACCTACAGCAGTAGTTGAACTAGTTAGGCTATATAATGATGTAAAGAGTAAAGAAAATGATGCAGAATTACAGGAGTTAATGAGTAGGTTAAAAGCAGCTGGTGGTGGCATGGCTCTTAATAAGAGAGAGTATAACCTATATGGTCTGACAGATATTTATGAGTTTATGGCTCTAGCTCTTACTGAACCTAAATTTCAGGAATACTTAGCAAGCAAAGAGTTTAAGCAATCTGGTAAGACACTCTTAGAGAAATTCCAAGAGATAGTAGCTAACTTGTTAAAGAGTATTGGAGTAGCATTTGAATCAGATACAGCAGCAGCACAGGCTATAGCAAATACTTTCCAGTTTATAGAAGAAGTTAATCCTACTAGTACTAGTGAGAAGAGTGATACAGCATATAATGATACAAGAACATTTGGAGATTCAAATGAAGATAGTGATGGTATGGATAGTGGAGATGAGTTTGGTAGGAGTACTGGCCCACCACTAGGTAGACGTGCTCCGTTAAATAGTCCTAGTACTAAATTTCCTAATAAGAAGTTAGTTATAAGAACAGAAAAATGCAACTAACATGGCATGTAAGTTAGACGTCAGGACAGCAGTGTTCGATAAAGTATTTGAAGAACTAGCTGAAGGTAGATATAGCTTCTCTAGGACTGGAGAAGATACTATTAGAGTTAATAGTAGAGGAGACAATGCTAAGGCTAGAGCTAAGTCTACTAGTCAGGCTAAAGCTATGGCACATGAGATGTTAAAGCGGGCTAGGATTTCTTTTGAAGGTCATGTAGATGGTTATGTAAATCAGCACTCTACTTATGACCCTGTTACTATTACATTTACTGTTAGTGATGCCTATGTTCAGCATGAGTTTGATAAGTTAAATGTATCTAAGGATACACAGGCTGCTCCTATGGAAGCAGAAAGAGACTTTATAAATACTAGTACAGACTATGATACAAATAGAAAGATAAACTTTGCACCTGCTACCAGACCAGAATTAGGCATGTTTGCTAAGTACCTAGAATTTAAGCAAGCTATCTTAGATATTTATCAGAATAAGCTACATAAGGTGAGGATGGATAAGAAGAAAGTGGGAGTATCAATAGAAGAACTAAAGGCACTTAATAAGGAAGAAAGAAGATTAGAGCTTTTCATTGAAGGTAGTCCAGAGTTAAGGAAAGAGGGTCTTAAAGACCAAATAACTAGACTATCAAGTGAGTCTGCTATAGAGGCAGTAAGAGACTATGTAAGGAAAGACCTTGATAGACTACCTAAGCTAGTTCTATCTGATGATATTGATGATGTTAGAGAGGCAGAAAGAATAATACAATTCTATAAAAATGCAGGTAACTTTACTGGCAAGGATGCAAGTAATCCTACTGGTAGGGCAGAGAATCCATTCTTTCCAGAAGATGCAATATTCTTTAGAGATGATGAAGGAGAACTAACTACTGTGTACAAGTTAGGAGAAGATATAAGAAAACAGTTCATGGAGTGGAGAGATGAAGCAGATGGTTATACAATACAAGCAGAGAGTAAGAAGAAAGAGATTACTGTTAGGATGGTTAACTCAAACCCCGGTGTAGTTAATACCTATGGTAAGAACAAGAAGTTTACCTTTAGCGAACTAGTATATGAGAAGCAAGGACTTGAGGATATAGAGTGGGTAACAATGTGGACTATGGATATAACTAGTGGGATATTCAGTCACAATGGATTACTACCACAAGTTATATTCTCTCACTTGAATAATAGTATAGAAAGGAAGGCTGAGTGGGCTAGGGCTGCTGATGAAACTATAGATAAACTAGCACCTAAGGCACAAGAGGCAATAAGAAACACAGGTGACCCAAGATGGACTCATAAGGGATTAGGTATAAGGAGACTTGGTGGTACAAACTGGAACTTATATAAAGAGACTACTAAGAATGGTAACGAGACTAACTGTTTAGTACAGAGATTTACAAGAGAGTTTAATGATGCCTATGATATAGCTAAGGCTACATTCCAAGAGGTATTTGATAAGGCAAAGGTTATATCTGGAATGAGTGAGAAAGTTACACTTGCTTTTAGGGCCTTGAATATGTGGAGAAGACAGAATACTATTCTATTTGAGATTAATAGGATGGCAGAGATATTAGATGACCCTGAATTAGCAGACCTGTTTACTGAAGGTAAACCTGTTGCTGATGCAGCTTATAGGCAGAGTCTTATTGATATACTAGGAAAGGATGGATATGAGGAGCAAATAGAAGAGCAGAAGAGAATGCTTAGAAAGTATCTAGCTGATAGGCAGAATGTAATAGATATTGCATTAGGTGATGAGGGTAAGTTTATTGAGAATGGTACTAAAGATGATCTGAATGATGCACATAAGGCTGCTCTTCAGGAATGGGAATATAAGAATGACCCTCTTATTGGAATAGAAGGGTACAATAGTACTACAGGATATATCAAGGATGGTCTTACAAGAAATAACTTCATGGGTTATAATAACTTTATAGCTAGGAAGAAGAAGGCTAATGTGACATATGCTACTGATAGTACTACTGGTAAGTCAAAATTTGTAGTTACAGAGACTAATGAAGATACTGACTACTATAGTGAGCAATATGCAACTATAGAAGCAAATGATGACTTACTTGCTTTCTACAATGTAATGAGAGATGTATGTGTTAAGATAAAGGAGAGCATTCCTTATCACCTTCAAAAAGATATACCATCACATACTCTACCCGGCTTAGAGAAAAGCATGGGGGAAATGCTAGCTGATAAAGAGATGGGTCTACTAAAGAGGATATTTAGTAAGAATGGTGCTATAGCTGCTCTATGGGAAAGGATTAGAAGAAGTGTAGGAGTAGTTAATCAGGCTGATGTATCTAGTGCTAAACAAGACCCTATTACTGGTAAGTATAATAATACTGTAAATGATGCCTTCTTAAGAAATAATAGTAAATCTATTAAGCAGAGACAGACTATAGAACAGCAGAAGTTTCTAATAGCCTATAACTCTAATAAAGCAGATAGTGATGTAATTACACAGATAAGGAAGTTTACTATACTGGAGTTAAAGAACATGACTCCAGATGCTCTATTACTCCTAGCTCAATATACACATACTGATTTGAGTGTAGCAGATGCTAGGTCAGGTAATATAGCTGCTTTACAAGCTAAGATAGGAGATAAGGTAAGTGTAGGTAGGATTATAAAAGAGTTCTCTGTCCACTCTATAGTACAGGCTCAATCATTTGACTTACCTAAGCTAGCTAAGTACTTTGCTAACATGACTATGGCTTATGCTGCTAGGAATGAAGCCTTACCATTCTTAGAGATAGTTAAAAAACACTATGAAGATATACAAGCCCCTAGAACTAATAATGTAAATAAATCTATACGTCATAGGTTTAATAAGATTATAGGTAAAGTACAGATGGAAGGACCAAGAGAGAATGCTAGGAAGCAAGTAGAGAACTGGTTCCAGAGAGTAGTACTAAATAACTATGGTGTTAAGCATAAGATTCTATTAGGTAAAGAAGATGAGGGGGCTAGATTTGGTAGGCACATATATAGTAGAGAAGAAAGGAAGAGGCTTAATGAAATAAATAAGCTACTTGAAGACCCAGGAGTTAGTGAACAGGTTAAGGATGAATTAAGAGCATCTAAGAAAGCAATGGGTAAGGTTAGGACAGCAAGTGCTTTAATAGAAGGGATGTTTAGTTGGATAAGGTTCTTAAAGTTGGGCTATAATTTGCCTTCTTCTATTACTAATTTTATGGAAGGTGTAACCTCTAATGTAATACTAGCTGCTTCAGGAGAGTACTTTGATGAAAAGGAACTCATGTATGGTTATAGGGTAGTGAGAAGTTCATTTGTAAGAAACCTTTCATTTGGACTTACTGGATATGAACCTAAGCTGGCTAAGAGATGTAGGAAGCTGATGGATAAGTTCAATGTTGTAATGGATAGTAAGAATGAATTACAGAGAGCAGAAAATAGTACAGGTAGTAATAGACTTAGTTGGTTAGGTTCTTATGAGCTTAATCAAAGAGTAGAATATATTAATCAGAGTCCTTTGATGGTAGCTATGCTAAGGACTATGAAGATAAAAGATAAGAGTGGTGTAGAGAAATCTGTATGGGATGCACATGATGAGAATGGCGACCTGTTACCAGAGTTCAGCTATGATGAAGCACAAGCAGATACCTATACAGATGAACAGAGAGATAGACTAATACAGAATAATCAGGACTGGAAGATGCTAGCCGGTGAGAACTATGAAGTGTTTAAGAATAAGTTAAATAAGGTTATAGGTATAGGTCATGGCATGGGCTATGATGAATTAAGAGGAATGATGGCTAAGTCTAGTCTTCTAGGTAAGGCTGCTATGATGTTTAAGACTTGGATGCCGTCACAGTTCTATCAGAGATTTGCTGTTGAGCAAGATGATATATCAACTGGCACTATAGGATATAAAGGAAGATACTTATCTTATGGTACAGGTACAGCTACAGTAGCAGGATTGGTAGCAGGAGCAGCCTTATTTGGTACAGGTGTAGGTCTAATTGGTATGGGAGCATTAGGTATGATACTAGGTAAGTATGCAACAAAAACTAATACTGATATAAGCTTAGTGAGAGAGATGGCTACAACTACAGGTTATCTCTTCTTAAAGATGTTGGGTATGCCTATTAATTTTATAACTGGATTTGTAGCTGGAAAACAGGTTGTACCTACAGGTAATAAAGCATTTGAGAATTGGGTAGGTAAAGGAAACTTTACAACTAGAGATGCCAAGAATCTAAGAGCTAACCTAGCTGATATGGCATTACAGTTAGCTTGGATAGCACTTACTATGATGGTCAAAGCTATGCTATATGATGATGAAGATGATGATGATAAAGATAGTCCAGCAAGAGCATGGCATAATATAATAGTGAATAAGTTGATTCAACTATCCCACTCTGCCTCTATGTATTGTAGCATACCTGAAATATGGAGGTCTACAGTAGGTAGTCTATCTATTAAACAGTATTTAGATGATGTAGTTAAATGGATGGATGCCATACATAAATGGTCTATTGACCAAGACTCAATAGCAGGTGGTGTGAATAGAGGAAGGTCTGGATTAGGGCTAGCAACTGAGAAGATATTTATGCCCGGTCTATTTAAAGACTTACCATATCTAGGATTTGAAGCACAAGCACAGAGAGTATTTGAAGAACCACCTTGGGCTAGATGGTTTAAATCAGAGAAAGCAAATGATGAAACTTATATTAGGTCTGCTAGGTCAGGTAGAAGGTTAGAACTTGAGAACTATGACCAGATAAAGGCTATACAAGATGAGAAGTTAAGAACTAAGACTATTAATAAGATATTAGACTATGAGTTACCAACTGTTAAGAAGCTTGAGAAGATGGGTAGAACTAGAGATGAGTATGAGGATTGGTTAGAACAACAAGAGTATGAAAAAGTAGAGGAAGAATAGCAAGATGGTCATGTAAATTTTTTAGTAAGCCAGTTTATAACTAAAATCTTTAATTAATATGTCAGGCTATAACGTCACAAAGATAGAATTACTCAATATAGAGAGAAGGTCTGGTTATGTTATGGTAAGATTAGATATGAGTAAGGGTAAAACACATGTCTATAAACTATGGTTAAATAACTACTATTATATAGGCTGTAGTACTAATCTTAATAACCGGATATATTCACACATTAACATAATAAGTCAGATAAATAGTAGAAGCTATCTGAATAAGCCTACCAGAGAGACATACAGAAAGTTTCTAGCTGTTATGGAGTTATCAGACTATGTAGAGATAAAAGTAGAGATACTGTTTTCTTCTCTAGATAGAAATGAGGCATTTATGTATGAGAAAGACCTATTACATAGTAAAGATAACGTATGTAGTTCCTATTCACTCAATAATGTTAAGAAGAAATATAGGAACGAAGCCTCTGAGGTTGCGGTAAATGAAATCAACTCGTACCTTAGTACACTCCGTTAAAACGTCAGAGCCTTCGTTTAGGCATAAAATTGCCCCGCATAGAAATGCAGGGCTTTTTAATCGAAGTTTAACTACCTATGTATATTAGAATGGTGGGTCATCTCCTTCCTCCCACTCCTTCTCTTTTCCAAACTCTTTTCCTAGGGTATAAGCTACCATATCAGAGTATTCCTTATCATTAACTGTATCAAATACATGATTACACCTATAACTTGGGCATTGATATAGTACCTTTCCATCAGTATCATGTAAAATTACCCTACTAAAACTGGTAGGATTATTTTCATCCCAGGCAAAGTTCTTCTTAGCTATCTCTTTCATCTCTGCTTTCTGCTTATCAGAGAAGACATCCATCTTGACTATATGAGCAAACACATCATTGTACTTCCAACTGTACCCACAATGAGGACAGTTTCCTAGTCTATCTAGCACCATAAAATTACTATTTTTTGATTATGAAAAATGTTGTTGCAGCTACAATAATGAAGAGAAGATACCAGAAAAAAGGCTTCAGATTGTAAGTAGATTCATGGGTAATATGTACACTCCTATTCCTATGTATAACGCTATCCTTACCATCAACTGTAGTATGTATTGAGTCTATTGTCACTATAGTAGAATCAGTAGTGCCACCAGGTTTCTTGATGACACTACAGCCTATTAGTAACAATATGATGATAAGTATTCTCATAGCTTCAAAAGAAAGGGAGCTATCGTAGCCTTCCACTATCTGCAAACTTCTGTAGCATAGGGAGTAAGTCTCTCACTTGCTCCATTGATAGGTGCATCCTGCTCTTAGCAGTCCAGTTACTAGGTAGGTCTACCTCTACATACTTACCTATTGCTTCATCTTCAGTAATAAGTATCTTTGGGTTATCAACTCCTAACCAGATGAAATCACCTGATGCTCTGCTTGACTTCTGGATAGAGCATAAGCCTCCATTGCTGTCTACAAAGCTTCCACTAAGGAAACCTCTGCCATTTGGCTCTAATTTAATCATTGTTTTCTGTTTTGTGGTTATCATAATTATTGGATTTATTGTGTGGGTGTTATTGGTTTAGCTCTCCAGTGTGTAGGATTAGGTGTTAAGTAGTTAGTGTCACACTCTACAGTTCTCCATTCATCATGGTCATTACACCACTTAGCCATAAACCATATCTTATCATCTTGCATGAAGCATACACATATACCATCAGGGTTAAACTCCTTATCTATCCACTTCTCATGGTAACCAAGTACCTCTAGTGCTGGCTCTGGCTTCATCTTCTCTGTTAGATACCAGCCATCTATGTTAGCATTAGTTAGTATCTCAAAGTAAAAATCTATCCTTGATTGTTCCTCATCTTCATCTACACTAGCAAGTGTTTCAGCAACCTTCAGGGCATTTATAGTTATAATCATAGTTTTAAGTTTAAGTTAAAGATAAAAAAAAAGGAGAGTGGCAAGACTACCACCCTCTCTCTGTTTTTAAACGTTGCCATAATAAAAATCAAAAGTACACGAACCTAGTTTACAATATCGGTACTGCCATACCCATTCTCTGCTCTTGCAGTTTCAGGTAGATGGTCAGCTAACTTAAATTCTGCTGTTTCAACCTTAATGATTACTCCCTGTGCTACCTTGTCTCCTTTAGTTATATAGACTATATCCCTAGAATGGTTAACAAGTATTACTCCTATCTCTCCTCTGTAATCCAATTTTGTTATCGCTAGGCTCTTTATCCTAACGTCTGCATCTTCTTTTGTTATACATGCAGTTCAGACTATATCATCAACTTTCTTTCTAAGTTGTTGGGCACTCGTGTTAGCTTCATCACTGTTCTAGTGGTATGCTATTAGTCGTTGAACCTTCTAGGTATCCCTACCTAGCTTGGCTGCTGATTGTCCTCTTCAGGATTTTCCAGCAATTCACCCAATTTAAAGACTCCAATTATTCTACCATTAGAACTATCTCTTATGATCTCATGCTTGTTATTGTGCAAACTAGTATGTTCAGCTCTACTTAATATCTCTAAGTTAGAAATATCATTATTAAGCTTGTTCTCATCTTTGTGATGAACATCATATCCTTCTTTAAGGACTATCCATCCATCTACTTCTTCAAAGAACTTACTGTCAAATAACTTATAGTTTCTTTCTACAACTAGCCTATGCTTCTTAACTCTAGTACCTTGTACATGTTGGTCATGTGGTCTAGGATGATTAGGACAGTATTCTAACAAATAACCATAATTAGTAAGTGTATCTTCATTTTTAAATGAAGAATTATTATGTCCTGTTAAACCATATTGATGGTTATTCTCACCTGACATAGTTTCTTCCTTTAATTTATAGGTACACTCTAGGCTACAAGTTATCTTACCACCTTTTAGTCTCTTAATCCTATAAGGTTTAACTTTAAGTTCTTTGCCACATATTACACAAGCTACTACCATAAGAGTAATCCTTTAATTCTGTTTAGAGTCTATAGTCCCAGGACTATTTAATACTGCTATCCCTTTAAGTAAGGCTAAGCCACTCCTAGGTCTTATATCCATTGCATACCCACAAGGTATAGCTATCTTAAAGCCACACATTATAAGTAATCTTGAACCCGGGAACATATACATAGTCTGTATCTCTTCTCCATCTCTAGGTATATTAGGGTCAGTTGTAAAGTCTCTTGGAGTTGCATTACCATCCTGATAATATGTCTTGAAACTGTCTACTCTTAGGTCAAAGCCTGCACTTCCATCTGTAGCATACTTAGGGATATGTACCCCATCATGCTTCCTTTTAAACTTTATTTCCATAGTGGTACTCTATTTGTTTAGTTATGTAATCTTGCATATCCACTACTTTCTGTGTACGCATCTCCTCTGGTTCTATCCACCAAGGAGAGTTTTGCCAGAACTTAAGTAGTATCTCTTTAGGTAAGTCAGTAGCCTTCTCTATCTTCTTTTCTCCATGCATCTCTAGTACTAGCATCTCATTTTCTGTGAAGGCATCTATCCTTACATTAGGCTTATCTGATAGATGCTTTATAGCATCAAAAAGAGCTGTACCTTCTACCCATTGTAGGAAGGTGTCAAACTCTGTGTGCCTCACATTATTAAGTGGACTTGCTTTTAAGATTGTTGTTTTCATTGTCTATTAGCTCCTGTAGTTTAAATAACATTTGGACATAAAGGATATTCCAGCCTGTAAGTAGTTCTATCAAGCTAGCATTTTGACTCTCCACATGGACTATTATATTTTCTTCTGGTTTATCCATTGTACTGTGCTATTATTTTACACATCTTGATGAATGATTCTTGACTCATAGACCCTCTAGCCATATTAACATCTTTATGTACCCATTGCACATTCCCTCTTACATATCCTAGGCTATTATCTATCCTGTCAAGTGAAGCTGTAGATTTATGTATCTCTTTGTATCTTTCAAATTTAAGAGGTACTCCTGATATTGCACATTTACCATCCTGCTTAGAAAATAGTTCTTCTAGATACTTCACATCTATACTACATTCAAATCCATTATTACTAGCTCTTTCCTGTACCTTCCATTTGAAATATCTAGCTATATAGGTATCCTCATTGAATACTGTTTTGGCACATGACATACAAGCTTTAGTTTTACCATTTACTAGTGTATAAGCTCCTCTAAATGTTTCAGCACCACAAGAACATCTAACATGCCAGTACATATTCCTGTCTTTACTACTATTAACTTTTGTCCTATCAGAGATAACAGTCCACTGCCCGTAGATAGCCCCAATTACGGGGCTATGTTTTATATTGTTATTCATAACCTATAGTTTTCTAACAAGCAGAGTGCCCACAGGAACTACATTTTCTGCATCCTTCCTGATATACAATAGTAGCTTGTCCACATTTGGGGCATTTTTCTCCTGTTGTTCCATCTGGTATATATTGTTTAAGTACTCTTGTTATTGCCTTACCAAAGGAGACTACTCCCACATTAGCCTTCTCTACTTGGTCTATTATGTACCTAGGATTCATCCCATGTCTTAACATACCTGAAGTAAACCTAGTTAGAACCTGTATATCTGTAGGTGCTTGTGATACTTCTAAGTGGTCTATAGTATATCTGTTAGAATTGAACTTATAATGACTACCATTTATCTTAGTAACTTCCCCTGTAGTATTCTCATAGTGAATAGGAGCAGGGAAAGCAAATATCTCATATGGTTTATCATTCAATAATCCTACTACCACACCATAGTTATGACCTTCTGACATTACAGGCCAATAGTTAGCCTTCAAGCTACTTGGTCTCTTTATTGAATCAGTATATCCAAATTCATCTACCTGTGCTACTGGCTCACTAATCAGTACTCCACTTCTACTCCCTTCTCTATATACAGTAACTCCCTTGAGACCATTCTTCCAAGCCATGTCATATATATCTTTAACTACATTTTGTCCTACTTTAGTAGGTAGATTAATAGTAGAGCTTATAGCATTAGAGGTATAGTCTTGTATTACAGCCTGTAATCTTATCCTAGCTTCCCAGCTTACATCTTCTGCCTGACTCATGAACCAAGGTGACTTAGCAAATGCTGTGACTAAATCTTCTTTTCTAGTAATTAGAGCTGGCTCAGGATAGCGTATCTCTAACCACTCTTTGAACTTAGGGTGTAACACAGCATACTCCTGCCAACTATCTCCATTCTGGTCTGTAAAGTCTATCCTTGCTCCTTCTTCATTAGCATTGATCTTCTTCCTTCTTATATAGAAAGCTTTAAACAAAGGCTCAAGTCCACCTGTAGTCTGTGTCATCAATGATACTGTACCTGTAGGAGCAACTGTACTCCAGCTTACATTCCTTCTTCCAAAGTTAGCCATTCTCTGAGCTACATCTGGAAACTTAGCTACTATAAACTCATAGAATTTATTCTGCCCAAACATATTGTTATCTTCATCTACACTAAACTCCTTAGTCCTATCCCATCCTACAAATGTTCCCCTAAGTAGAGCTAAATCTACACTAGCATCTAACTCTGCTTCCATCTTAGTTTTCATCACAAGCTCTACCATCTCTAAAGCATCATCACTACCATACTTCATATTTAATGCAGCTAACATATCTCCTAAAGCAGTAAAGCCACTACCTGTCCTCCTACCATTCTTAGCTAATTCCCTTATATTCTGCCATAGATTTATCTCTGTTATCTTAATATCCAATGGCTCAGGGTCTCTATCTAGCTTATTCAATATCCTATCTATGTACTCTACTTCTAGGTCAACTAGGTCATCGCCTAATCTCTGCTGCATATAAAAAGTCTCATACATAAGGTTGAAATCTATGTATGAGTCTTCAGTAAAAGGTAACTTAACAAAGCTAAATAGATTAGTAGCTATAAGCCTACATGTATCATTCCTATGAAACCATTGTTCTCCACAAGGATTGCAAAGCTCTGGTTCATACTGTTCATATACTCCATCAGGAGCATAGCTTGTAATCCTATCTATGAAGGCTACACCTGGCTCTCCATTCTTCCATGCCATCTCTGCTATCAAGTCGAATAACTCTCTGGCATGTATCTTCATCACATGAGTAACATATCCATCTTTACCTACTGCACATGATACTATATTATTATACCCATCTATGATACCTTCCTTAGTCTTCTCTCTGTAGTCAGAGAATCTGTTCAGGTCATCATCTATTGGAAACCTACAATGAAAGTCTCCATTGTTCTTGACAGCTTCCATGAACTCATCTGTTAGCATCACACTCACATTAGCTCCTGTAACCTTAGTCTTATCATCCTTCATGGTTACAAACTTAAATATATCAGGATGCTTACAAGACAGGAGTAACATGAGAGCACCTCTTCTGCCTTCCTGGGCAACCTCTCTTGTAGTGTTAGAGAACCTCTCTGCAAATGAGGTTACTCCTGTTGATGATCTTGCAGCATTGGATACTGGAGCTTTATAAGGTCGTAAGTTATTAAGATGAGTACCTACCCCACCTCTTCTTTTCTCTAGATGGGCTATATGTTCATCAGTTCTCATTATACCTGCATAGCTATCCATAGGTGGAGCTATACCAAAGCAATTAGAGAGAGACCCAAATACATACTTGTTCCCCAAGTTAGCCATTATACTACCTTGAGGAACTATATACTTGAACTTGTCAAAGTAAGAAAAGAGTTCATCTTGTATCTCCTGCAAAGATTGATGAACTCTTTTACTATGTAACTCTAACCCAAACTCAGACAACTGATTTATGTATAATTGGGAACAATTCTTCTCCTTATCTTGGTAACTCACCTCTATCCTTGCAAACTCTCTGGCTAGCCTTCTGTGCATATCAGCTGGTGTCTCTTCTTCTAATTCACCCTTATCATTTCTGATTGCATACTTATCTTTCCAAACATCCGCCGCCATTAAATCATGGCTAAAGTACTCTAGCAAATTGCTAGGCAAGTTGTTAGTTGTCATAGAAAATGAGGTTTTAAAAAAACAGGAAGGAAAATAAAGGTAAGAAATTCTAAATCAAGAAGTTAGAAGGTGGATAAGTTTATCTCGATGCAGGATTTCAGATTAATCTGAACTAGCTTCTTCTACTAATCATCCTAGTCCTTGCATTTCTGTATATTGTATCCCTATCTTTCTTGTCTAAATCTTCCCTTCTTAGTTCCTTATTGTACATGGTGTAAATATATAGGTTTTCTGCTAGTGTAATTAGTCCTACACCTATGATAGCATTAGCATCTATAATATTATCTATTACTCTTTCTACTGTGAGACCCCTCTCTATCATTAGAGAGAGGAGTTCATCATCAGTTAGTTCCGGCTTCTTGGTTTCTTTCTTCATTATGTGTATTGTTTAACTCCTTGTTCTCCCTTATTGGGCTTCTGTCTGTGGCAAGTAGTAGGTTTAATTGGTATTACTACTCCTACTAGTTCTCCCTTAGTTCTGGTTGTAACCTGTCCATTATCTTTCTTTGCTATTAGTTCTGCATTCTCTGGCCTCACCCATACTAATCTTTTAAAGCCAGCTCTACTCCAGTTCTCAAGTATATAGTTCAGATTGAAAGCTCTAGGTCTATAATCAGATGGTATCTTAGGTACATACCTATAAGTAAGCATCCTCTTTGACCTCTTAGCTTCCTTTCTATTTGAAGCTGTAAAGTCTCTCTTCTGTTCTATCTTAGCTACAAGCTGTTCCTTGTCTAGCATAACAAAGTAAGTATTAATAATAAGTACAGATAGTATCTGTGCCTTTACTATTGATTGTAGGTAAGCTTCTACTATAGCCTGATTGTACTCATGTGTACCTCTCTTAAATTCAGGATGCTCTTCTTCTACTGTAGCAGCAAAGCTTTGTAAGTGTCCATCAAGTCTATCTGTCTCTAGTTCAGCATCTAAATGATCTAGTGCAAGTGCATGATTATAGCTACCATCTTCTATCATGTAACTTATATTACTTTTAATTATAGCTTTACATAGTAACTCAAGCTGGCTAACATTGGTAGAACTAGGATTAGAAATGTAGATACTAATTATACAGGTATCATCATCTATGAACTCAAATGGATATACACTTACATTCTTAAAGTCACTCCTATGTGTAACAAACACTACTCCTTTATTTAAGAATCTAATAAATCCTCTCTCACTTAACTTCCTCATCATTTCTCTTAGATCAATCTGTATGCCTCCAACTAGACTTGCTGGACTTGATTTTTTACCTGCTGCCCACTCTATCATTTTTACCTGCTCTTCTCCGCTTATTTGGATTACATCCCTTTCCTTGTATTTATTGTATAAAAAACTTAACTCATTCATAATGTCTCCTTTTTAAGTATGTTATTTACTTCTGTAATAGCACTATTTTCTACTAGGAAGCGTTTCAGTAATATTAGCTTTCCTTTTAAGATTGAAATATCTTCCTTTAGTATTCCTCTTTCTGCTTCATCATTTTTACTAGATTTCATTACCTCTTCTAGCCTTCTTTTCGTCTCTTCTTCAGAGTTACTTAATGCCATTATTATTGTACTACGTATCATAACATTGAGTAAGTCTTTACTTGGTAGAAAATCAAGTGATTTGATGATTAGATTAAAATCATCTTCTGTTAAGTTCACTTCTTGTATGTTCATTCTTCTTGTTTTTTATCTCTCTTGAGATGGTGGTCAAATATCTCTAGTTCTTCCCTAGGCGGGAGATCTAGCTCTCCTTCATAATCAGTAGCAGCTATGTTAGTACCATATATCCTGTTCAACTTCTCTGTGAACTGAAATACATAGTTCCTATCTTTGACTACTACTTTAAGTATATCAGGATGCTTATCAAAGAACTTTCTTATCTGTACATCAGTGTACATCTTACTATACCCACCCACATTAAACTCATCTAAAGCCCCATATAATTCCTCTGGGAACTTGATGATTATCATGTGTAATGTGGACTTCTGTAAATTCCCATAAGGATAATCATCCTCATAGCAGCCCTGTGTTCTTATCCATACAATGAACTCTAAGAAGTGAGCAGTAGCTATAGCTGTATCTATTAGGATAAAGATATGCTTCTCATGTACTTTACCTGCATTCCTACATATCATGTCTCCTATGCCTACAGCTACCTTAAATACAGTATTCATCATGTTAGTAAATCTAGGCCCATAAACCTTCAATGCAGGTAGCAAATACTTCTTGGTCTTGTTCTTGTATGGATAGATAATAGCTTTCTGGTTTGTTACTTCTGTTAGCACTATCTTCCCTATTTGAATTTTCATTACTAGAATATTTTATTGTATGAGTAATCATCTTCAATGAAAATTATACCCTTAGATTCAGAGAACATCTCTTCTATAGAGAAGTGCTTATCTTGCCACAGCTTGAATAAGTCTAAAGCCTGTGTCCATCCCATCCTATACTTACCATCTCCAAATCTACCTATCCTTTCAGCAGCAGTAGTAAGTATGAATATCAGAGGTGTAACAGGTCTTACTGTAGACTCTACTATCATAGCATAGTCAGCAAACTCATAACCAGATATGTCCTTACCTATCAAATCTGATAATTCACCTAAGCATTTCCTTACAGCATTAATATACCATGACCCCTGGAAATCATACCTTCTATCCCGGATTTGCCTATTAAACTTCAAGATAGAATAACCTGTGGACTTAACATCAATAACAAATACCTTTCTCCTGTTATGATCTATCCTTAACAAGTCTATCAAAGCCTTACACCATACTGCTGCCTCATTAAAGTAACAGGGAAACTGATACACTAAGTCTATTCCTTCCTGCTCTTTAAATACCCAAGCACTATATGGATGCTCTAACAGGGAGCTTGCAGTACCATGTTTAATCCTATTACCATCTCCATCTACTACACCTATTATCTTAGATACCTCATCATCAGACAAAACTTGCTTACCTCTGGCAGCTATTAATTCTCTCCAATACTTCTCTGGTAAACTATTCTTACACATAGTAGCAAATCTGGTATCATCAGCTTCTGTAGCATCCTTCTTCTTAGACCAGTGCCTATTCATATAATACTGATGATTGTCCATAGCCTCTAGCCCCTGAACAGGATATAGGGCTAGAGGTCTATAAACATCTGGATTCTCTCCCTCTACTACCATCCCAGCAGTAACCAAATCAAATACCTGCTTGATGATACTCATCTCTACAGGTGTAGGTTTCTTAGGCATCTTACTTATCAGATACTCCTCATTGAATAACTCCTGTCCAAAGGTGATAATAGTATCTACAGCATGACCTACTACAAAATGCTCCTTCTCATCGTAATACTTATCTGATCTGATTAGGTCATCTTTCTTATCTATGAATGCCTCTATGCCATCTTCAGCAAGAACCTTCAGTAATGACTGATTAAGATATGGGCAATCTTCATACTCTTTTACCTTTTCTCTTGTGTTCCTGTAAATCATAAATTTGTATTTTAAAAATTAAACAATAGTTCTGTCTAGAATTTCTTCCTGTACAATAGTGTTCATCTCTTCCTGTAAGTGAAGCATCATACCATCTAGTCTGGTAAACTGTGGTAGTTCTATCTTAGAAGCAAATGTCAAATCAAGCATCCTACTAGTATATAATACATCTATCTCACCAGATACTATGTTCAAGTAGCTTCTCTTTATGTTCCTATACAGGTCATTGTGCTCTATGATAAACTTCAAATCAACTAGTATGGTAAACTGTCTTACATCTGGATTACTCCAATCTACATTATGGAACTCTGCTGTCTTCACACAAGTCATCATCAATGGTACTATCTCATACATATGTGGTAGATACCTGTATATCATGTTAGCAGTAACATAGTAGTTCTTATCCTCATAGTCTCCTCTTACCATCTTCATAGCCCAGTTGTTATTATGACCATACAGAGTATCACAGAATAAAGCTATCTTATTAGTCTGGTGGATATAGTTAAGGTCTGCCACATGACCTATGTGATACATATCTGTCCTACTTATATTACTGATAGTACTTAAACCAGTTATAGGAATGTACTCACTATCTCCTACTCTACCAGCTAGCTGTGGTATCATACTAAGTCTCGGTATCCTTATTATTGATGGTGTCATTGTCTCCCTCCTTTCTGGTAGTGGTTGTAATTGTCTCATAGTATTCCTCCTCTGTTACTAAATTAATTGGTATGATATATTCCCATGAAAATGGTACTGTCCTATCCATATCCCCATTAGTTATATTAGTTATGTGATTAGTTAGAAAGGCTACTATATGAGAAGCTATCATTACTGCTGAATGAGTAGTTTGTTTCATAGTGCATGGAGCTTCCTCTATTTCACTATCATCAAACAACAATTTAGCATAGTTCTCTATATCCAGATGATTATTTTTTACACAATATATCCACATCTGTTCAGCATTTAGCCTACCATCTATGAATAGACTATTCTCTGTGTTACCTCTGCACCAACTTTCAAACATATCCCTTCTTGCCTTCATGTTATCAAATGCAGTAATTACAAAATCATGAGTAACGGTCTTCTCATCTACCTTCTCATTAGCTATAGTAATAATATCTCCTGTAAGGTTGAGTATATTGTTCCTTAGTGCTTCTACCTTTGGCTTACCTGTATCCTGTACACTATAAAATTGACCACCTATGTTAATCTCTTCTACAGTATCGTGGTCATATACCATAACTCTAAATCCTGCTCTGGCTAACAGGAATGCTACCCAGCTACCTATACCACCAGCCCCTCCTAAGAGGATGGTGGTAGAGAGTGCCAGAGGATACCAAGGGGCATCCTTAAATCTCTCATGATGTTGTTTGCTCATGCTTGTCTGATTTTTTTGGATTAGTAAATTCAATATACATCTTAGTGAAAGTACTGGCTAAGTTCTTGCCAAATGTGTACTGTGTATGGAAGTGTGTATTCTTAGGTGTAAGCTTAGCTAGATAGGACAAAGCAAAGGTAAAGATCTCTCTTATGTGTTCATCCTTGCTCTGCATCTGACTAAAACCTGGCTTGAAGAACTCATCATAATACTCATAGAAGTTAAATCTCATACCATCTATTATAGTATCTGCATTGATGTTAGACTGCTCTATATCATCCAGCACATCTTTTAGATTGTCATTGATTACCTCATAGCCTAACCTTAAAGCATAACATAAGAACAGTTCATCCTGTGTCACCTTCTCCTTTGGTGGTACTATGGTATTGTTCCCATTATTCCATTTCCAAGTTGGTGTATCTACAGGCTCTTTCTTAGTCTTATCATAGTCTGGATATGGTATCTGATTAGGCATCCCCGGAGCTACATAAGGATTTGCCTTAGCTTTCTCCTTTGCCCTCTTCTGGAACTCCTCTTCTACCTGTAGATACCTTTCTTTGAAGCCATTATCAATAATTAACTTATTCCCTTCCTTCATTATCCTACACTCATACCAGAACATTGTCTGGTCTGCTTCCTCTAGTATCAGATCATATCCTTTACCAGTAAAGTCCTTACAAGGAAACCTAGTGACACTACCTACAAATGCTACCCTAGCCATCATCTCCATGAAGTTATTGACTATCAAGGATAGATAGACATTGTGTAATGGAGAGTTATCATTTAGCTCACTTACATCAGTACCAGAGAAGAACACATCCATAGTATTATGACTATGTATATGTCCCCACTTCCAATTCTCTGCATCTTCATGCTCCATCATATAGGTGACTAGCTCTTGTCCCCAATCAAATGTAGTTCCACCCTGAGTTCCAATATCCATCAGGAGTATATCCATGACTACTAACTTCAAGTTAGTAATATCTTTCATTGTACCTTTAACTGCATACAATAATATACCTGACCACTCCAGCCTAGGTTGTAACTGGCACAAATATAGAATCTTCTCTTGTATTTTCTTCGACAGTATTACCTGTATCTTGCCTTCTAACTGTACCTTTCTTAATGATGGCATAGTTGGCGATTTTTTCAAGTCTGTATTTGACATAATTGCTTAATTTAGGATTAATGTATCTTGTACACTCAAAATCTTCTGACATTTCATTATATACTTTATATGGTATCTTCTTACCTTTGAAGGTAAAGGACAAGTGCTCTAAGCTATCTTCTGCTATCCTAGGAAAATCCCTCTTGATAAAGTACGTTCCTGTGGCATCTTTACAGTACTTAGCTTCAAATGGAAATATATTTACTAGCCAAGCCTGAAAGTCCTCATCATCTTCTATGTAATATTTACTATCCCAGAAGCCCCAGTTGCACCTCACATCATAAGAGTTCCTTATTCTCCTTAGTAATTCATTATGTAAGTCTACCATAGTAAGATCTGATATAGATTCCATAGTATGGTCCATATTCACTAGCTTACTCATACTGATATATGGTGTACCTTCAGTAGATTCCCATCTTACAAAGCTATCTATCATCCAGCAGAAAGCTTCAAACTTATCTATATCCTGCTCATCATTAAAGATAGCTCTAATAGAGCTTGTATCTCCAGTACCTAAGCAGAAGTTCTCCCATTTAGTAAGGTCATTGTCATTAGGTCTATACATTCCAGGTACTACTGCTAGAGTAGATAAATGACTATGCACATAACCACACTTTAGTTCCTTATTAGAATAAGTAGTTCTCATTCCTTTAATATCACCTATAGATATGTCATAGCCACCACCATCTTCTTGTATCTTTGTCTTAAACCTAACAAATAAGTCCTTTATTATGTGTGCAAGTCCAGCAGTATTAGTAATCTCAATTTCTGGAAAGTGGATAACAAATGTGGTATCTGTTGGAGTAACTACTAGCCCTTCTACTATCTGTATAGTATCACGATACTCAGGATACAGAAACTTACTCTTCTTGTCTCTGGTGTGTGCATACTCTTCATCTGTATAGAATAGGTCAAGTATGCTTACATTTGTATCTACAGGGAAATACTTTGTTCTATGTGTAACTGTCCTTTCTCCTATATGAATATTATACCCTATACCTATCCTATTAGGAAATATACTTTCAAGTACCTTATACATCTCTTTCATCCTATCAACTAAAGTAGCAGAATACCTCTCTCTTATGAGCAGATATAGCAACCTCATCTTACTCTCTATTGTCCTAGTATCTAGTTCTCCCTTAATCCTAGCTATTTGTTCTCTATAATCTTGTAATGTTTTCATCTTATTATGGCTTTGATTGTTTAAAAAAATAAGTAGCTACTATCACTAGCAACTACTTATTTACTAGGAAGATTAGATGGTTAGATGCGTACATCCCTTAACCCTTTAGCTAAGTCTGCAATTTCCCTACGGAGTTCATCTCTGGTTTGCTCTTTCTCTGGTACAGGTTCAGGGATAGCTTCAACAACAGTAGCAATAACAGCTATCTCAATAGGTACTTCTTCTGCCTTAGCTTTCTTAGATTTCTTAGCAGCAGCAGGCTTTGCTTCTTTCTTAGGTAGTTTCTCAACTGCCTTTTTAACCTTAGCTACTACCTTTGCAGTAGTAGCTTTCTTTTCAGCCTTAGTAGGAGCTTTCTTAATAGGCTTAGCAGCTTTAGCTCCAGATTTAGACTTAACCGGCATAAGGTAGAGCTTAAAGTCCCCTACAGGCAGGATAGCATCATCATGCTCCAAAGTACCTTTCTTAACTCCTTCAAGAGCCTTCATGTTGCTAAGGCTGTAACCATTCTGTGAAAGCACATTCCTAAGATGGCTCCAAACTGTAACATCAGTTGTAATGGTCTTCTTTTCACCAACTGATGTGATGACTGTAATCTTCCTTTCTACCATTGGTAGTGTGATTTGGTTTTCTGACATGATTGTGTGGTTTTTAATTTACCAATTAATAATTGTTTCTTTCTTGTACTTCAGTATCTCGTTAGTTAGACTGAAGTGGTTACACCCTCTGAACTTATAATGACTATCTGGATGACTATCTGCTGCTGGATGATTAGCTTCTAACACATAGTTATAGTCATCACCCATGTACTTATTGTTCCATCCATAATAGTTATGTATAAATCCTTTGAAGGCTTTAGCTTTTGCCCCCCATAGTAACCATACAGGTTTCTTGTCACTGTGCAATGATATGGTCTTCATAATTTCTCTAGTGAACCATGACCAATATCCTAGATGAGTAGCTGACTCTCCTACCTTTACAGTAAGTGCTGAATTTAAAAGGAAGATACCTTGTTGTCTCCAATGTTTAAGTTCCTTCCATTCTGGACTATCTATACTAACAGATGCTAGCCTCTCTACTCTTGTATCTACTATCTCCTCTTTAATAGTCCTTAATGTAGGTGTAGTCTTAGTTGTAGGTGGTATAGCAAAGGCATATCCTATAGCTTCTCCCTTATTGATATATGGGTCCTGCCCTAAGATTACTACCTTTATAGCCTGTAATGGCATCTTAAAGACATTGAACATATCCTCTGGCTTAGGGTAGAACCTTGTCTTCATTAGTATGTCATACTTTAGCATCTTCATCTTTGGGTCATCAAACAGCTTCTGTAGGTAGGGATGCCAACTTTCATGTATCTTATCTGGTATCTGTTCCATGTGGTACCCTCCTTATTACGTTTTTCATGTCACTTTTTTCAAGGCTTTCTTCCCTTAGATCAACTAGCCACTTCTCCCCATTTTTAGTATTAATTATAGAGAAGATTGCATCAAACTTTTTAATCCTATTTAATGCCTCTATTGCAGCCTCTTCTGGAGTGTTAGTAGATAGTACACACTCCCATATTACTATATAACTCATAATTTCTCCTTTATAGTTTATCTATTACTCCTCTATATAGTTCACCATGCAGCTTTACATAGACTTCTATTTGCTGACCCATCCTAATAGCCCCATAGTCAATTACTATCTCAAGGTCTGTCTCATAGGCTTCCTTACTTATTGTAGTAGACATTGCCTTATTACCCTCATTAGTACTTACTGCTATAACTATCTTCATAATATTTGATTTAAAATTTTACTAAACTCTTGTCTCCCTTCCTTATGTACATACATTCCTGGGTCTTTCAGGTAGTATCCATACCTATTATATATTACTTGACTCCTAGGTATAAAGACCATCCTACAACAATTACTTCTTATACCATTAAACACCTTTTGAAGCTTCCTAGCAGCTCTCACACCTGCTAGGTCACTATCATAGAAGATTGTTATAACATCAAACCTCTTTGTCAAACTCTCAAGTGTAAGCATATCTGGAATACACCCTTCATTTTGAAACCACACTACATTGTCCCTGTACCTTAGTTTTGAAGCTCTAGACATATTTCTCAATACTCTATGGTCTTTGTATCCACTAGCTATCACTACTTCTTCTCCTTCTAGTGGTAAGCTATCAAAGTTACCTACACGGTCTTCATCACAGTTACTTAGCCACTTATACTGTGAGTTATATGGTTGGTATATCTTTACTGAACCAATAAGGTCTATAGCATAGCATAGAGATACTGGACTAAATGTAGTACTCTTCTTTTTCCTTGTATTCTTAATAGTTACTCTATCAGTAGGAAATACGTTGTCCTCTAGCAAGTCTTCTTCTGTTATAAGAAACTGATTCCAGAACTTCCTATCTCTCCTTGAGAACATAACTTTTCTGTAAGTAATAATTACCGGATTGGTGGGAGCTTCAAAACTAAGGAGAGGGGATGTGGTTGGTGCTACAGCTTCATAGTCTGTCTTGTTACCTGATAGCCTAAACTCCTTTACCAACATATTAATAGCCCCAGTAAGAGTAACCTTATGTTTATCCATGAGCATCGAAAAACAAGTCCTGTGTGTCTTGAATGGGTCATTAAAGTCTACAAAGAGTATAGTTCCATCCTGTCTTTGTTCAAATCTGCAACCTGGCTTAGTATCTATTCTTAGTGGGGAAATGTATCTATCAGTGAAGCTAAATGGCAAGCCTAAAATGAACTCAAAGATTTGCTCTTGAGTTACCTTCTGTAGTAGTTGTTCGGGAGATATATCTACATGGTCTTCGTATTGGTACATAGGTAAATAGTTTAAAAGGGTTACAGTCATACCCGCCTCCTTGGTATGCAAATCAGATGTAACAGGTAATACTAGTATTAGATAGCTATGGATTTATAGATATGACCTAGCTAAGTTACTTAGTCTCCTGAATGGCCTTTGAACCTGTAACCCTTTACTAGACTACCATGCAGCCGGAGTAGTAGATGGAGCATTCATAGGGGCAGCTTCTGTAGCAGCACTTGGAGCTTCACCAACATTAGATGATTGACCAGTGTCATCAACACCATCAATACCATCTGTCCTTTGATTAGCAAAGTGACTACCCATAAACCAACCATTCCTAATGAATAAGTGCTCCTGTCCTTCCTCATTAACATACCACATAGCCTTCCTAGTATTGTCATCTATGTTTTCAGCCCTCTGCTCCTTCCATTTACCTGGTTGAGCAGGACATAAGAACTTCCCATAAGACATCTTCTTAGGTATCTCAAGGAATGTCCTCTTCTGATTCTTAGAAGGCTGCCATTGATACTGAAGGAATATATCAAGTGCCTTAGTTTCATAGCCCTGTGGCAATAACCTCTGCACTATATTACAGAACTCCTTGAAGCTAGGAATAGGTCTTGCAAGAGCAGTCATCAAGGTTTCCTTACTAATAAAGCAGTGCATGATATGTGTTACTCTTGAGTTAAAGTCCAACTGTGCATCCTTGAACTCCTTAGCATTTGGGTCTGTAACTGCATTGTTGTTCTTATCAAAACCCTGCTTAACTGGGAACATCCTGTAGCCTTTCTCTACATCATTGATTTTGAACTTGATTTCCAGAGCTTCACCTTCAGCTCCATCTGCACCCCCATTGGGTATCCATTCAAGCTTCACTAAGAAGCATTTACCAAAGTTAGCTCCAAAGCTAAATGGGCTAACTTTCACTTCATCGCTGGCATAGCCATAGCCAACATTAACATCATGATTTTCTGCCATAAAATTTAATTTAATTTTTAACCTGTAATTTAATGAAAAGAAAAGGGTAATAGACTATCTCGTATTATCTATTACCCTTATTCTTATGTAACAACTTAATTACCAACCTGCTGGTTCTGCCTGTGGAGTACCTTGTGGAGCAACATCTGGCATTGGTGTTTGTGCCTGCTCATAATTTACTCCATTACCTTCTGTTGGAGCATCCTTAACTTTCTTTACTGATTTACCCTTTGGATAGGTAAGCTCCACTTCATCGGGAGCATCCTCTATGATTTCAAAGGTTGTACCTGCATTTACATGAGTTTTCTTACCAATCAATTTCTTGTTCTTAAACAAGGCTTTGGTCTGAACTCCATTAAGCCCATATTTAATACCAATATCTTTTCTGGTAAGTCCTTCTTTCAAATCTGCCAATACACCGGCAATGGAAATCTTTGGTACTTCTTTATTCTCTGTAGCTTGTGTAGCTGTAGCTACTGTTTGTTCATCTGACATAATCTGTAGTTTTAAAATTTTAATAATTGAAATGTTATCTGAGTGTTCAACAATACAAATGTACTACTTTTTTTGAATAAAACATCAACCCTTATAATATTTATCAACTTTTTCTATAACTATACCCAAATCATTGGATATAAGAAGAGTGTCAAACATACCATAAGGGGATTTAGGTGAAGTATAGAACTCATCTTCATTAGTAAGATACTGTTTTACAACCTTCTTTGCAGCAGAGTCATAAGTAGACCTACCTACTAATACTACATCAAACTTACCTTCTGGAGTTACATACTCATCTACCATTTTACCTGTAGTTTTCATCTTGGTATAGATTCTACCATCAGGCTGTACAACATCTTCTCCATGAGCAAGTACAATGATATTCTTCCCAGTCTCCTTATATAATTCCATTGCACTAAATATCTTACCTATATCCATGCCTATTTTCTTAGGAGCATCCCATCCTGTCCTATGAGCATTGGCCATATACCAATCCTGCATTACATAATTAAAGTCATCTATTACTATATCCTTAACAGCAGTTATAGGAACACCTGCTAGCTCCTTTAATGCTGCTTCTATGTGAGCAGGGTCATTGTCAATTATCCTTCTCCCCCCTCTTACCATGTTCCAGGGAGTTGTTTTATAGAGTGTAGCACTATTTGGGAATGGGAGTTCTCTGCTACCTACTGTGATTAAAAAAGTAGTCTTTGGGTCTAATCCCTTTAGACCAAGTTCAGGAGTAGCTCCTATTCCTGTACTCTTACCAAATCCACTCTTACCTAAGCCTAAGATTCTAGCCATATATTTTAGTTTAATTGGTTACTTAATCTATGATTGTTATCCCTTCTCTCTCATCCTTTGAAGGTGTCCTAACATCTCCATTCTCATATAGCCTGTCAAGTATGATTTTACACATAGCCATCATATCAGCAATCTTATCTCTCTCTATTACTCCATCATTAACTACAACTGCTATCTTGAATAGTGTTAGGTCATCAGGCATCTTAAATCTTTCTTCAGTTGTCATTGCTACTCCCTCCACTATCTGATGAGCTATCATTAGATGAGCTATCATTGCTACCATAGTCTGAACTAGCTCCCCCTCCTCCACTAGAGCCACCATCATAACCACCAAAGCTAGTATCTCTGTCTACATCTAGAGCCTTATCATCATTATCCCTAACATCATCGAATCTTGGCCCACTGTCAAAGTCACTATCATCTGGTGGATTCCTATTCCAAGGCTCTGCTTCCTTGGTTCTATGTGAAGATACCTCTTCAGCCATCTCCTCATAGTTGTGTATTTCTTCCTGTAATAGAGAGTGATAAACGAAGCCAGGAATTATCTCTCCATGAAAATGCCATACTCCTTCGCTACCTTGGTAGGTATTAATACATCTGTAATTTGCCATAATTAAACTGTATTTAATGGTGTGAATAAATTTATATTTCCAAACATATTAACCTGCATATGAACAGGACACTCTGTGTACCTACTCTCTGTGATATGCAAGCTCCTGTAATTAGGGTAGTTTTCTAACTCTACTCCAAAGTGTTTCTTTAGGTTATACTTTTCATCTGATGGATTAAATAGAGTCATCAGTATAGTACTCTCCTCTGCTAAATTACCTGTATCCTTAACATCATCAGCAGTTGGGAAGATATACTCTCCTGCAAACTTCAATCTCTCCATATTAGCTAGCTGTCTGTTACTATGACATACATTTATGAATGTAAAAAAACATAGATTTCTTAATGTAGTGGTATATTCTAGCCACTTATCCATGTTCTCCTTTAATGTGAAGCCCCTTTCCTTCCTCCACTTCCTTATGTGGTCTGTTATCACTACAGTAAACTTGTGAGGATTGTTCTCTTTATACCCTACTATTCTTCTATGCTCCTCTACCTTATTAGTATCTGGATTATGCCATTCAAAAGATTCATATATAAACTCTCCATGCCTCTTTGCATATCCCATTATGTACTTGTAGCCCCCTGTAGGATTAGTAGGTTCTTCTATAAAGAATATCTTACCATGCCTGACCTTCCTTCCACCTTCATCATACTCCCCAAACATAGGTACAATTCTACCTAGATAGATAGCTTTCAGCTTATCACTATGCTCTTCTGTTAGTTTAATTAGCTCTCTAGTACCATCCTCATTTACATGGAACAGCTTACCCATTAGATAGTCCTGACAGATTAGATACCTAGCTCCCTTATACTCAAAGTCAAATAATCCATAATCGTAGTTCATAAAATAGGCTGCTATTTTGAACTCCTTGCTCACTCTATCTATCTCATAAGAATAGTATATCCACTCTATGTCATCCAGCCTATTTTGGGATAGCATATATAAATATGGAGTGATTAAGAAAGAATAGTCCACAAGAGTAGTCTTTCCAACTTTTGGTTGAGCAGCTACACCAATAGATGTTTTCTTTTGGAGTCCATGAATTGCCTTATCTAATGATAATAGACCTGTAGGCAAGCCTAGATTCTTACCCTCTTGACCATCTAGGAAGGTCTTCACAAAGTTTGACATAGTTACTCTCCTTTAAGGGTAGTCTGTAAAATTAGTAGTAGGGGTTTCCACAGCTTCATTGTAATGCTTTCTGCATACTATCTTTATCTCTGGCCCCCATTGTATCTCATACTTCTTATGACCTCTTTTACCACACATAAAACACTTATACTCTGGTAGTGGCTTACCATTGATAGCTTCTGTACTATCATCCCACTGGTCCATTAGGTCATCTCTTATCTCTCTCATCTCCTTAAACATCTGCTTTTCCATCTCTGTAGTTGGTGCTCTTCCAGGAGATAGCATACCTAGAAGCCCCATTAACCTACCTTTCAGCCAGTTTCTTTGTTGTGCTTCTTCTCTTGTCATTATTTAATAATTTTACCTCTCATTTGAGATTGTGGTTTACTCTCTATTTTCTGACAATAACCAAGTAGCATTGAGGTCTTTGTAGCTCCCCTACCTTCAAATATAAATCCTATTGGAGCTTTCAGATATTGTCCATCCTTTACTGTGGACAAGTAGTCATCTGTAGCATTCATCACATCATCTACCCTATACTTAGGATACTTAGAGAAGAACTCCTTCATGTGTAGTACAGCATCTTGCCAAGCTCCTACTCTGCTAGGATTTATCCTTGTAAACTTCTCTACCCACTCCTTTACCCATTCAAAATCTAATTCCTGCCCCTGAAATAACTCTACATTCCACTTAATAGTTCTTGTCTTAAAATCCCTCTCCACTATCTTAGTAGTATTGATAGCTTTAACAGCCTCTTCAGGACATACACTATCAACATCTAAATCAAAATAGTAGCCCAGCAGAACTAATAGCCCTGCTGACCTATCTATCTTATGCTTGCCTAGTATCTTAGGCACTTCTGGATTTATGAGCATGAGTCTACCTCTCTTTTCAGCCTATTAAGCTTATTTAGGTCTGCTGCATTATACCCAGACTCTTTAAAACCTAGTCTGGGTATCAGTTCTTTCAGTAATTTTACTAGCTTAGATGTAGGTAGTGATAGTACCTCATCTCCTACTACAATTCCATCTTCACATTCATCTGCCTCTGTTAGTGCCTCCTCCATAGTGTTGAATACCTTATTCTCTCCAGCTTCATCTGTGACTATGCTGGCAAACTCCCAACCACCGTGCTTTTCAATTACAATGAACATAAATTACTCCTTTATTTTTAATGGTGTACAATTCATTATCTTAATGGCATCTTCTTCACTTAACCCATAACCTATACATTTCATAGGATCTGCATCTAGTATGGATAAGTATGGTGGTAATGGTTCTGGTATGTTCTTACAACACCAGAACCACCACTGGTCACCAAGGGATTGTGGTGTGGAGTGCTGGAAGGTAATACCAAGACTTCTCATTTGCTTTTGTGGATGTGGCATAGCTTCATCTTCCTTATTATCTTCATTATATGCCCACCATAATAAATCATAGCGTAAATGTTTCATAGTTTGATTTAAAGATTATCTAATACTGTTTCCTTGTACATAGCCATAACTTGACTCTCTACATCACCATCCTCTCTCTCCCTTTCTTTGAAGTTAATAACATACTTGAATGTCCTTACATCTTCTAATGTTACCCACTTTATCTTATTGTGATCAAATCCTCTCATAGCCCTACTAGCCCACTCTACATCTATAGTACCATCAGCTACTAGTACTATTATCTTACCTGTTATATTAGGTCTAAACCTTATCCTTCCTGCTCTTTGAACAAAATGTAATTGCTGCCTGCTTAACTGGACTATGAATAAACAGTCAATATCACCTAGATTATGCCCTTCATTTATACTCTCTACACATGAGAGTCTATTTATATTTCCTGCCTTAAAATCATCATATCCTCTATCCTTCTCATAGTGCTCTAGTATCCTAGCTACTCTATCCCTCTTATCTATAGGGTCTGTTGGCTTACAGCTAGGCTTACTAAAATACCTTCTATCACATACCTCTATAGCCTGCTCTATACCACCACAAAAAATAAGAGTCCTTACATCTTGTGGTATTATATGAGATAGCATATTAACAGCAGCTCTTGTCTTAGACCTCAATACTTTAATAAACTTCATCCTATTTAATAGGTTCAGCTTGCCACCTACCATCAATGCTCTCTTTGCCAGATAGTTATACTTCTCTTGCTCTGTCTGATAGAAGTAGCCCTTTGTTGCATTACCTGACTTCACATACTTATCTACCTTATCCATAGGCACAGTTATCACAGTAATCTCATAAGGAGATGATATACCAAGCTTAATGGAATCTGGCATAGTTAGCTCATATACAGGTCTAATTTCTAGCCTCTTGAATATGTCTATCTTATGGAAGTTAGCTGGTCTAGTGGCAGTAAGTACTAATAGCCCTGTAATCTGATTGTCCCTAAAGAATGTCTCATTAGACTCTGTTACATTGTGTCCTTCATCCAACACCACGTAATACTTTCCACCCACCAGCTTGTGCATTGAATCATAGCATATTTTGGTGACATGGTCATTGTATAAGTCCAGCTTACCCCATTTATTAAATTCGTCTTTCCAGTTCTCATCTCTTAGTTTTATAGTAGGAACAATAATGATTATCTTACCATCATAGCCTTCTGCAACTAGTCTGGCTATCTTATCTATGGCTACCTTAGTTTTACCTGTGCCTGTAGCCATATAGACACCTCCATATCCTTGATTCCTTTCTACTGCACTAAGAGCCTCTTCCTGTATCTTACATCTTATCCTATTAGTGATGTTCATGTGCTCTATATCCTCAATATCCTCATCATCAAATAGCTTCTCTCTTATCTTTGCTATCTCATTAACATGTATCCTAATATTGGGTGCTGTTAGTATAGCATTTAACTGATTATACAGGTCTTCCCTTACCTCTAGCTTAGTTATAGCATTTGTTTTCATTGTGTTTGTTTTATTTAATTTCAAAAATGTGATATACTAAGCCCGTGTGGTCATGCACAGTAGCAATAAATTGTAGTAGCTTCTCTGGTAGTTCTTCTCCTGTATATACAGTAAGGAACTCCCTAGCTGTTATCCTCTTAACATCTGTTATTACCCATATATACATTTGCCCATCTTGCATACCTGCACTAATAACTGTAGCTCCTTCGCATAGACCTAGGTATGATATACCATGTCTCTCTATCTCGTACTTATATATTTTCATTGTGTTTTTTATTTACTTAATTATCAATGTATGTCGGCATATGAGTTTCCATAAGCCACACTTATCCTTAATTTTACATTGAGCTTTAGCTCATTGTTTGTTTCCTCTATAGCAGCCTGTAATTTAGCTCTTACTTCTTCTCTATGTTTAGGTAGTAGAGGAAATACTACTTCATCATGGAACTGCCCACAAATGCAGATACCCTTATTCCTTACCTTCCTTACCCAAGTATCAAAGCAATATACTCCTGTACCCTGATTTAAGGTACTAAATTTATCCTTCTCAAACCTTAATGAGTACCAAAATCTACTCACAGGGTTGAACAACCACATCTGACCATTAACTGTCTTTACCATACAGTTCTGTGATACCTTCTTTACAGCCCAGTTTCTCTTCCAATATACATTGAGCATCTTCTGTGTCTTATCTCTATGCCATCCTGTAGTTAATGATAGCTTAGTAACACCAACTCCATATACAGCAGAGAAATTTACCTTCTTAGCATCTCCTCTTGTCTTCTTGATATTCTTGTATCTTCTATTCTCTTCTTCTGTAAGTCTCTGCCCATTCAGATTATCTAGATCTCTTCTCTTCTCATACCATTTATAAAATTCTATATCATCCTCTGCTAACATTTTACCTTGTAGACCTACATCTAAATGAGGGTCAAAGCCCTCTTCTTGCATCTCTGCTACAAACCCTGGGTCATAGTAGTACATGTAGTGCTGTTTGGTACTATCTTCAAGTGCTGACATATCTGCTCCACAAAGGATATGCTTAGGTGAAGGAGCAATTAGACATTCTCTTACATAGCTACCATATCCTTTACTTACGGTAGGTAAATTAGTAAGTGGTGCCACATGCTGAAATCTTAGGGTATTAGCAAAGCCTGCTATTCCTGCCTGTAAGAAGTTATCCTTGTCTCTATGGTCTAAGAAGGCTTCAAGTATCCCTATCCTGTGCTTAATAACAAAGAAGCTTTCTAGTTGTTGTAGCTCTGGCTTTACCTCATATAGCTTCTTAATAGAATCACAAATATCAGAACCATCTAATAAGCTTATCTGTGGAATAGACCTTAGAGGCTTATTATAATCCTCTCTTACATACCTGAAGGTCTCTGGTATCCATCCCATACTAAATAACCATTCTTTTAACTGGTCATGACTACCTGGATTTCCCTTATCTCTCTTAACCTCAACTGTAACTCCACTATTATGGTACTCTGGTAAATGATGCTCATGTAATAATCTTAGCCACTTCTTACCTAATGCTGATACACTACCATCTTTAGTGGTGAATTTCTTAGGTTTCATCCTTACTGCATACTTAATAGCAGGTGGCATCACTTCTCTTAGGATATTAAACTTCTCTTCTCTCTCCCTTAACAGTACTTCCAGATTATCAATGACCCTTAGAACATCTAATCTCCACTTTACCTGTTCCTGTTCAGCAGCACACTCTAATTTCCATGTTAAATAACCCATAATCCTATCTACAGCAACTACATCATTGTTATACATCTTGAATAGGTACTCTAATTGCAAGAAGAATAGCTTGCTGTTTATCTTCACATCTTCAGTGCACCTATTAATGTAATCTTCTTCCTCTAAATTTAACCAATCATCTATCTGTGGTTTCACTACCCCAAGGTCATTTCCCCATTTATATAGGTTATGATCTTCTCTCTTTGGGTAAAGGTACCATGACAATGCCAAGGTATCTATCTTCCTACAGTTTACCTGTAGTCCTAGTATCTTCTGGAATGCTGGTACATCAAACCTCATTATGTTATGCCCTATGATAGTTAGATTATCTTGTGATAGTAGCCTAATAATATCCATGTAATCTGTTAGAGCTACTGCCTCTTGAGTATCTATATCATAATAGCACACACAATGTATCTTTGTTATAGTATCCAGTAATCCATCAGACTCCATATCTATTACTATTCTCATGTTATGTGTTTTGTTGTTCAATAATCCAAAATCTTCTAAACGATTTAGCTGATAGCCCCCCAAAATATAATACACCATTCTTTTCACTAACCGTTACTATTGGCGTTCTATCTACCTTAAACCCGTCTTGAAATTTAATATGCCCTTCCCCACGAACCCTATCGCCTATTTTTACTGTTCTGCCATTTGCGTCTTTAGGATAACTCATATCATGTGTTTTGTTGTTACAGGTATTTATAAAGTGGGTAAACAATGACTCCTTGCTCACCATCACCAGTCTCTACTATATTATCTAGTATATCAACTAGCATGGCTTCTGCTGGAATAGATTCTTCTGTTCTTAATATCTTAAACTTCTGTACCTCTGTTATAGTCTCCATCTCTCCAACATCAGTCTTGATGTTGATAGTAACTTCAGGCACAGCCCACCATCCATTGATGCCATCGTGAAGGATTTTTGCTCTCTGAAATATAGACCCTTTAGGAACTACTACCTCCATGATAGGTTCATACCCCTTACTGAAGTCTAATATCAGGTAATTTTTAAGTTTCATTGTTATTGTTTTTAACAGTTTCTGAATTATAATAAGATTTGATTATCTCCTTATCCTCATCATCAAGTGGAGCTTCTTGTATCTTCTTAGTTAGAATATTATCTAACTTTCTATTCTGTTCTAGCCTAGTAGCTTCTAAGTCTCTAGCTTCCCCCTTCTCTTTCTCCGTCTTATCATGTATCTTGACAGCTATTAATACAGCTATAACTACGGTAAACATTACTAGCATAGTAGTTACTATGATTATCTTTAGTGTGTCCATTACATTACATTGTTTAATATGACTAAATCTGATGCCCGTGTAACACCCGTATATAGCAACCTCTGTTTCTCATTAGCGTCTCTGCAATACCTCAAGACATTACCTATATTTATGATTGCTTCCTTATAGGTAGACCCTTGACTCTTATGAATAGTAAGTGCATGGTTGTACTTAATATCAGCGAATATCTTATCCCTAAAATAATCCCTAGCATTCCAGCTCCATCCATTATTCTTACAATGACCATTAAGCTGGGCTACTATTAGCTTAAAGATAGCCTCTGATTGCTCATGTACTACAGATATGCTCTCATTTATCCTATAATACTTCATCTTTATCTTATCCATCTCTGTAATAGGATTGTCATCTTTATCATATCTGGTATCTTCCTTTGGCACTGAAATGAAATCAGTAATTATGTCCACATGCCTTACCTTTACTTCCTCATTAGTATAGAAGCTACCATATGGCATATTAAATGTAATAGTTTCCTCTAACTCTATCTTCTTAGGATTACCATATCTCTTTACCCTCACTAGCTTATTCATTAGCTCTACCTCATCATTAGTATATGCCAGATATTTAAGGTCATCTGTACCATTTACCTCTGCTAGCCTATCTATCATAATATGCTTGGCATTACTATATAGATACCCTCTATTGTTTATTACATTAGGTTGCTTAAAGTATATCAAATCTAAGTCTCTTGATAGCTCAATAATTGGGTTAGGATTCTTCTGTCTAACTATCTCTGTAAGTTCCACTGTAGGGTAGCCCCTTGTAAAGACCGGAGATTCTGCCTCACCTACAGGATTGATCTGTTTGTTATCACCTACAAAGATAATTGGAAATCTATACTCATCCAAATATGTTAATAACTCACTATTAAGCATTGATGCCTCATCCACTATGGCTGCCTTACAAGTCTTAAACTCTTCTGCACTCTTACTCTTCCTATTAATTCTAATGAATTTTCTGATACCAGTCTTAGGGTCAGCAGGGCCTGGCCTTCTATGTAATGCAGAGTCTACAGTTTTAAACTCTACTTCATAGTCTATTTTACCCTTTAATACAGCTAATGCCTTATTTGTGGGAGCTAAAGCATAAATCTTCTTATTATTGTAGTGACCATTAACTCTCCTATCTCTAGCTAGGAGCTTAACTAACTCTCCCATCATATAGGTCTTTCCCACTCCAGCAGACCCTATTAGAAGTATCCTATTTTCTCCTACATATAGATGTGACAGTATTTCTTCTTGCTTTTCTTGTTGATGAAGTGTAAGTGCCATAGTATTAAATTTTGTTTATATTACCAGATATTTTTTCTCTTATTGCAGATAATAGATTATCTATAGCTCCATTGTAACTAACAGGTATATCATTATGCCCAATGCAGCTCCGTATAATATCTATATCATTTCTTAAGTCTAGTATCTCCTCTTCTCCTTCTATTATTATAGTGATGGTGATACTCTTCACTATATCTATCTTATTGAGTGTTACTGTAAGTGACATATTATCTTATTAATTGATGAAGTTATAGTAATTATAAAAAAAAAGTAGGCTAACTTGTAAGGTTAACCTACTATATGCAAACACAAACAAGGACAACTATCTCTTCCTTATAACGTCAGAGCTACGTTTAAATACCTTCTTTGCTGTGTAATGAAAGTATCCTTTGCTAACCCATAAATCAGCTAGCATCCTAACTGTCCTTATAACCTTGCCAGCTTCCTGTAATGTTTCTCCATTCTCATTAACTACCTTCTTGGAGATTATGGTTATTCTTTTACCCGGATTAATAAACTTATTCATTTCTTATAGTTTTAAGTATTGTTACAGCCTTTGGTGTAGGATCACCATTGTCTTTTATAAATCCATGTTCACGCATCCAATGTAAGTATCTCGCTATTGCAACCCATGAACCAAAGTACTTCAATAGAGATGCAGCGTTTTTATTGGAGTTACAACACTTCAGAACTCTTATGAAATGCCTGTGATAATACTTACCATTAGTCTTTAATCTTCTTGTCTTCATAACTTGTAGTTTAGGTTGTTTCTTACACTGAAAGTGTAAGGTAAAAGAAATCTTATTCAGGTATCTAGCTTCTGTACCATCGTAGAAACGAAAGAGATAGTTTATTCAAACCTCAAAAATGAACAACAACTCTCTGGAAATGTCAAAGAGCTTTGTACTACCTATCTTAAATAAAATCTCTTTCATTTACCTACAATATTGTCTATGGCTTCAAAACTAAGGTACTATGGCTGAAGCTTGTGCATCATCATTAGCCCCCTATCCTTCTTTTTGAAGCTCTATATACTCTCTATCTAATCATAAAGACTACCTTGCCTACTCTCATGGTAAACCATGATTTCAGCAAGATAGTTTACCTATGCTTGAAAATGTCAAAAAACTTGCATAGGAAAGTTTTAACAGAACCTCCTATAAAGTACAAGGTTTACCTGATACTGCTCCCTTCACTTTTATCTAAGATGGGCCTTAGATTAGCAAATGGTAATGTCAGGGCTGGCTTCTTCTTTGGTAGGTAGTGGATGGAATCTAGGTCTTATTCGTATTCTGCAAATTGAAGTGCAGCAACGAAGTATCTTTACGCTGTCTCTGTAGCTTTTCTCTTTTCTCTTTATCTGCCCTCTTGATTAACCTCTTGGTATCATTAGCTGGTAGTATTCCAAATAACCTGTATAGTATATATGTAATCTTTTCTTTCACGATTATGTGTTTTGGTAATTAAAAAATAAACTATATGCCATACCCTACATAAGTATGTGGCATATTTGTGATTGAACACAGGCATATAGTTTGTGGTTTTCTAGGGGACTAAGTCTGCTATGCTGTATGGGCATAGCTAGTTACAATATTTGGGTTCAGGAGTAGTTATTATAAGTAACTCCTTAAGTTCTGATTTAAGCATTAAGTGACCTGCACAGTCTTCATTACATTTAACTATGCATCTACGTCTATCATGGTTCTCCTTATAGGTACATGGGCTACCTTTAACTACATTGAATAGTAATACTCCATAGAGCATTCTTTTTTGACTATATTTTTTCATGATATAGGAGCTATCATCGAACTCTACTATCACCCTATTAAACATGTTCTCATGTGAGTATTCATTTTCCATGTTATAAGATTTAGATTATTGTAAAGGTAATCAAATTTTAAAAAAATAGCTGATACCCATATAGATATATGTGGTAGTAGGCTACCCTACAATCTAACCAATCAAGTATCTTAACAAAGAAAACTAATGCCGAAGGCATTAGCCTATCTTAGGCTTATCCTTATCATCATCTATAGGCTCTACCCTATAGTACATATTCTGCATCTGTAATAACTCAAGTAATGGTCTAGTATATAGATGATGTGGATGCCACTCTATTTCATCAAAGCCCACCTTCTGAATGAAGATGAGCTTATATGTTTTAGTACTAGTGTATATGTAGGATGATAGCAGCATAACCAGTGCTAGTGGTGTACACTTTTCCATACTCATATGCCAGGTTGTGTTGGTGATGGATATTGTACCCTAGGCTGTAAGTTACCATTAGAGTACACGAATTGCTGCATGTATCTTGGTAGTGGAACAAAGTTGCCATCAAACCATTCTTTTGGCCCATAATATACCTCATCATTATGGGTATAAGCTAACAATGCAGCAGACTTAGCTTGAAGCTGCTTACTTGACATTAACCTTTCCTTCACCTGTTCAGCAGTCCTAACAATATTCATCCTTGCATTCATAGAACCCTTAACATAGAAGTTATCTTCTTTCTTTGCTGGATATCTTCTGAAGAACCCATCAGCTAATTGCTTAGCAGTCATCATTCTTTGTTCAACTTCAAGTATAAGCCTGAACTCCCCCATCCAATTAGTGGATTCCCTGTCTGCTACCTTCTTGGCTTTCTTACTCTGTAAGTGAGAGGTAGGTCTCATTACATGGGCATTTTCATTCTTGCCCCTCTTATCTCTCTGCCTTACTACATTTTCCAGCTCTCTCTTATTATCATTAAGCTCCTCTTGCAGCTTGTTAACATTGAGCCTCATATTATTGTAGTCTGTTTCTAGCTCTCTTAGAGTAGCTATTTTGGGTGTAAGTTCAGTAGAGAGTGTCTCTATATCATCTTGCAAGATTTTGATATACTTTTCTGCCTGTCTTGGTGACATCAAAGTTTGAATAAGGTCTTGCACCTTTTTTGTTTGATTTGTAAGCATAACTGTAGTTTTTGTGCTACACTATTAGTGCAGCCTTGTGATTGATTATAATTGTTCTTTTTTCTGGCTGATGGATTCAGATAATAAATAACCTAGTATAATAGGTATTGAGAGTGGGGCTACTATGAGTATCCATCTGAATAGATTTTTATCTTCTTTGGCATCTTGTGAGTCCCACACATTAAGGACTATGCCCATAGCAAATAGATAGGCAAATATACAGTAAAATATGATAATGACTTGCATTGTAATTAGATTTTTGAGGTGATTGCAACATAAAATGGTAATTAAAAAAAAGAGCGTAAGCCAAATATACACTATACCTTACGGTATAATATAGATTCTGTCATACAAAGTATGACTTGGTGGCTTAACACTCTTTTTGGCTTATAAGGGAAACTGGATTTTAGTTCTGACGGTCTATGAAATCACAGGTCATTGCTATCCTAAAGCCTTTTTCAATAAGAGCAGCTTTCTTTTGTTCTAGCTCTCTTATTGTAGAAGACCAATCCTTATCCCAGGCTGGATAAGCAGATGATGGACTACCTGTATCTTCAAATGCTATCTTGACCATTTGTAGACCTAGTATTTCATCTTCTATGTCTTCTATTTCATCCTGAATTTCAAATGCCTGTTTAACTAGCTTTTCTCTGTTCATGATTTTTTGTGTTAGATTTTTATGTAGTCAGGTCAGCGTATTCAAACAGGTAACTGACTATTACCTGCCACATAGGGTAGTTTCCCTATTGCTGAGCAGTTGTCATTCCCTTTATATCAGCTTCATGCCTTGCATGGAATAATCTACTGACCTGACTACATTGTTAATTTACTTTTCTGTTATTGGCTTTCTTATTGTTTTTCCTTACATCCATTATATGCCATCTGATTACTTCCCAGATTGCAATAATAAATATGGCTTCAACTATATAGTGGAACCCATCTGCTATTGATTTAATAAGTTCTGACATTTGATTGATTTTTTGATTGTTAGATTATCGCAACTTTAAGAACAATTAAAAAAACCAACTGATTACTCTGTAACATTTCATCAGTTGGTTTGCTACTTATAGTGTAGCCTCCTATGTAAATCTAATACTGGTTCTCCCTGCATAGTTGCGCTGTCTATGCTCCAGCTTTTGCTACTACATGATTACTTATTATCATGCCTTGCTCACCTCTTTCCTTTGGGAATAGGATACTAGCTTTACATTAAGTTATAGGTCATCGTAACTATAGTCCAAAATTTTAAATGTAACCATAGTATGCAGTCTAACCTGCTATACTATGTTACATTCTTTCAGCTATGACTATATAATATTTTTGTTTCAAAGGTAGCAAATAAAACAACTACACCAACTGTTAATTGATGTAGTTGTTATGTGGGAACTAAAGGGTTTGACCTTGTACAGCAGATGCACCTTCTAATTCAGCTGCAATTTCCGGACTCATGTACACCTTGCTGGCATCTCTCAAATCCATGTCTGCCTTAGCTGTCTTCCAGAAGAATGTTCTCCGGTACTGTGGATTACCTGCTTTATCAAGTATAAGCTCATTAGGCTTAGTAGCATGATTTTCAGGATACCTGACAACCTGTGAGTTTGCGAACTGATCTTTAGTGCGCAATCCCTGCACAATAGAGTACTTCTGGTTGTCATCCAGTATTGGTTCATTTGAAAGAACCCTGTAAATAGATGCGCCATTTGCATTAGCAGCCGCAATTCTCTTTGCAACTTCTGCTTCCGGTGTACCTATTGGAATAATTATCCAGGCCATCCTTGTTTCAACGGATGTAAATTCCTGCTCATCATAACCAAATTCTTCAGTGCCGAACATATTGTCCTGCAAGTTACTGTCTATCCTCTTGCTAGGGTAGAAGCTTTTGGTTGTAACTTCCTGACGAAGTTCTGCTGTGATAGAACCTTCTTTCTGAAATTCAGTTACATACATTCTTGTAAGTGTAATAACTGACTTGCTCAATTCATGTCTGATTTGTTGTGACATTTTCTGTGATTTTAATACATGATTTAATTCAATTTTGAGACTGGCATACTATCCTATACTGCATGGCTGTTACACTATAGCTTTTGCAGGCTATGTGTGTATTTGCTACACGCAAGTGTAAGACATGTGATACCCTTCTCCATCTGAAATTAGTTGGGGTGTATAGGTGGATGGTCTATCTTTGACATGAAGGACACTAGGTGTCTTGTGAGGTGATGAGGTAGGTGATGAGGTATGTATCTTTTGGGTGTTCTCATTATTATCTGTATATTTGTGAATAAATCTATAATCACATGGCACAGAAAACAAGACCTGCTCTTTATACTATTAGACAGATAATGTTTGATTTAGTAGGTATAGATAATTATACTATCAGTGATGATGGTAAGTCTATGACAATAGATGGTAAGCCTGTTAGTGAGGTAGAATTTCTAAGGCTTGAAGAAGGTATTGAATATACAGATGTTAAATATAATGACAAAGCTGGAGTTTACTATCAAATCAACCTACTGGATGAAGGTGATACAGTAAAGCTGATTATCAGGTCTTATGATGCTGTATGGGCAGAGGCTATAGGGGAGCTGATATGATCTATTATATATCTATTGAATATAGTGGATTTTCTGGTTATCTATATATGACAAAAGCCCCTGATGGGGGCATAGCATTTACTTAGGCATCTCTCTAGGGTAATCTGCTAGGATACTGTTAGCGTTACTCTTATAGGGGGATTTTTGGGTGAGTTTTTAGTGGCTTTTGTACACCTCTGGCATTGCATTGCAACTTTAGTAATTTCAACTATGGAAATTTAAGGAAAATAATTGACATAATCCAAATATATTTTCTACTCTCTGATTATCAATATCTTATACATTTTTTTATCTTATAATTTAACATAATGTTACTACGAAATTACTCGTACATTTTCCAGAGACCATTTCAAATTACTGTATCAGGACACTAGATCATCTGTACCTTATGCTGTATTTACTACAATGTAGACAGCTGCTACAGAAGTTACAGATCATCGAAACCTTACAGCTGTAAATTAGGCAGGGTGATAGGTCATCGATACCTTACAGCTGAATAAAAATATAACACAATCTTCTACGTTAGTCTACCATGTGGGTTAATGGGAGTGCTAACGGAGAAAACTGTGTTATATAAGGTAGCTTAATAGCTACCATAGAATACCTGCCATTCAGAGTCTGTAGGTTCAGGTGTAGGTTCAGGGATAAGTTCCACTGATATATTACCCTTTACCCAACCACCATACTCATCATCAACACGCACAAACTTCCAGTTACCATCTACTATGGCAACTAGGTTCTTACGCTTGTTCTGGTAGATGACACACTCTAAGGTAGTTACTACAGAGTTGTCTTTAGTAATACCAGCTACCTGAATACGGAAATCATTGGCATACTTGAAGGCTTGCTCTAAAGCTGCCTCATAAGAATTGAAATTAGCCATAAGCCGAAATGCTAGTTGTACCTCTAGCAAGGTTAAGAGTTACTGGTAGGAATTGAACCTACTTATCTACCTAGGTAGACGCATTGCCATAATGCTACAGTAACTACAGTAACTTACTCGTTATCCTTGAAGATAAGCTCAGTTAAGTTACATTTGTTGTCTAAGGGTAATACCCCGACAACACGTTCATAATCATACATGACTACATACTCCCTGTTATTAGGTCCAACAGAGAGTTGAAGTTGATAGCTCCTAAGCAGGTACTCATCATCATACATCTTACGCCCTACCCACTCATAGTGTGGATATTGCTCTGCACTATCAACTAGTACATAGCCTGGAGGTGCAATGAATGGTTCAGTATCAGGTTTACCACTAGTGATGGCAAGATACACTAACAAGGCAATACATATCCCATTGATAGGGTTTAGATGCCACTTAACTTTATAATTAGCCATTAGCCGAAAATGCTCTTATTGCCGAGCAGGCATTTAGCAGTATATGGTAGCCTCGAACTACCTTCTCTAGCCGTAAGGCTAGCGCATTTCCTGTTATGCTAATATACTTGCAGAAGGGTTAAAGGGCTTCTGGTGGGTGTTGCCTGTATGCTTCTATATAATCACGCTCACCATATACAGATATGGCTCTATCACGCTCATCATACAGTGTAACCCTCTCCTTGTACGCCTTTGCAATCTTATCCATTTCTACCTGTGTGTAGACCTTTTCTACACCCTTAATGGTTAAGACTATGCAGTTGCCCTCAACACTATTGTACCTAGTGTAAAGCTCTACAGTACCCATAGAGTCCAGTGTCTCCATAACTTCTGGTAGCAGCATCCAGAATGATGGTACGAAGTTCTGTAAGTCTTCACGCCACTTATTCTCCATCTGATACCTCTGCTCATCCAGTATGGCATGAACTATTGAGTACTCACTGACCAGTGCCTCTATGGACTGAATGTAAGTGCCACCCCAATGACTATTGGTAGTCAGGAACTTGGCTGTTACATTAACTGTCTCATATGTATCAGAGTATTCACAATACACTTCTGTTGTAGTAGTGTATTCCATGATACTAAAGTTAAGTTCACGACTATACCCCTTAATAGTAAGGTCAGCATATGTGTCTTTAATATTAATATCTGGAAGAGCAGCTATTTCTTCATCCAGCTGCTTTGCCTTCACCCATAACTCTGACCCTGGCCTGTAGTTAGCTACATCTGGTCTGTGAGACTTCTTCTTGAAGTAAGACTTTATGTCTTCTTCTTTGAGATACCTATTACCATCAAAGAAGCCTCTCAAGAGGTACAATTCCTCTATACCAATTCTAATATCCTTTTCCATAGCTGAAATGCCATTTTACTGTTAGGCTCAGTTTAGCAGTATATATGGGAATCGAACCCATTACCCTATTACTAGAGCAGCATACCATGTGCATATACTACAGTACTTACCTAGGTAAGTACTTCTTGTATGTAGTGCCCTTCTTAGAGGTCACGATTACATACTTCCCTCCCCTACTGCCTATATACACAGGGTACTTGGCAGCCTTACCATTTATGGTAAGAGTGGTATCAGACTTAGATACCCTTGTAGTGTCCTGACCATAAGAGGTGAAGACAAAGAAGAGAGAAAGAACAAAGAACAGAAGGAAGGCATAGAGGAATACCCTAGCCTCACGAGTTTTCTTGAACATAGAGATATGTTTACAAGATGAACAATAGGTTTAGAACAAAGGGAAAATAGCCGGTGTACGTCATGTTTACACTATTAAGCACAAGCGTATGGCTGTGCAGCTATTCAGATACTAGCGTCTAGCCAGCATCTTAGTGGACATAACCACTACGTACCTCTTGTAAGACCTGATAGGGTCTTCAGGATGTACAAGCTGAACCTCAAGTGTCTTGAGAGTGTTCAGGTCTGGATTTGCTTCCAGAGCTAGGTGGGTATCCATGTGCATAACCACAGCGAGCCTATGCTCCTTGATGAAGCCCTTAACCCAAGGTAATGGGTCGCCGTCAACCTTCTTAGGGTCTAGGCTAGGGTCTACTGCAAGGGCAGCAGCTATCTGTGCCTCTGTAGGCTGTTTGCACTGCTGATAGATATCAAAGAAGAGTTCTTCTTTTATATCGCACTCTTTTGCGATAGCGGCTTTAACTTCTGTAAAGTTCATAGCTGAAATGAGGATTGTTAATGCCCCCATAAATTAAACTGGGTGTATAGGTGTTATACCTACCAGTTGTAGTTATATGAATGGTGAGATGTCATTGTCTCAATGACAGCACACCATGAATGATTAATATGAGTGAATAGGATGCAGCCCTGCCTCAGGGCTGCTACTACATCATGCCTCATGATGTAGAGAGCCTGCGATAGCAGGCTGCTATTGTAGCAGTATGTATATACTGCTGAGATTGGCTGCTCCTGCTGTTTAGGGCGGGGGTACTTTCTCTCCTGAAATTAACCGGGGTGTCTAGATACAATGGTCTGCACCCTCTCAATAACCATAAAAATTTTTAGAGCAACCTCTATAAATATACTTACCTAAGCAGGACACACTATAGGGTGTCTAGATACAATGGTACTCGCCCTCAGATTTACCACAAAAATTTCTAGAAAAAAATTTAGATGCTTTGCAAGATGCCCATATACATACTTATGTAGCCAGACCCACACGCTGCTAATAGCTGCTATGTAGTTCAGATTAAATTTAAGTTAGACTGAACTTCATAATGAAATATGAATTACATTTGTATCTGAATTGCATGTGCCTACGGCACATGAAAACCAGATAAAATTTGAACTGATGAATAAGGATAACGGAGTCGCAATTCCAGAAAATATCAAAGGAGATGAAATGGTAATAGATATTAAATATAGTGGTGAAGATATAAGGGAGCTAGTCAACTCAAGTATGATTCTTAGGTTTGGCTATGATGGTCAGAACGTATATCTATATCTTAGGGATGGTAGTATGATTCAGATAGCTCCTGCTATAATCAGCAATGGGAATGGTAATGCGACTTGCGATTTATCCTTCAACCATAGGCAAATCACAAAGATCAAATAGTCTACTACCCTTCAGGTAGTGGGGGAAACTACAGATAAACCATGCAGGAAATAAGAAAGGTTCTTGTCCTAGACAGGAGAAGCTATTATGTCACCCATCTCTCACTATTAAATTGCTTGCTACCAGTAACGATGACTCCAATGGAAGTTAATGTACTTGCAGAGTTCCTAGCACTAGAAGGAGAGATTACTACCTATAGGTTTGGTCCTACAGCTAGGAAGGTTGTTATGCAAGAACTTCACTTATCCCCCTCTGGTCTAAGTAACTACATGAGGACTCTGACAGATAAGGGCTTCTTGGAGAATGATGATGGGGTATTGACTGTAGTTGCTACTATGCTACCAGAGCCACTAGAGCAGTTCTTTAGAGTTAGGTTACTACGTAGCTTAGTACCATCAGTTCAAAGTAACAATAATAATGGAGCTATTATTGATAGCATAAACGAAGCAATAAACAATGGTGTACAAACACTTGCCCAGACTACTGAAACCAGAGGAATGCTATGAGTTTATAGTAGTAGTTGAGAATATCATAGACCACAAAAATGAGCGTGAATTATTCACGTTTAATATATTTGG